GGATGGGCGTTACGTTTATGGAATAAAAGAAGCCTAACAACTGCTTCAACCTGACATCCTGACGGATGCAGGTTAAGCAAATGTTCGGTGGACGCCAAAGCGGCGTAACCACTTCGTTTATTACGCCGACAGGCGCAGACCTTCGGCGGGGAGGTAACGGAAATGTTTGAGGTCATCATTACTAATGAAATATTAGGAAATTCGCGCCGAATCATGAGTATGCAAGAACTTGAAAAGTTCAGTGTGTGTGCTTTAACCTGTGCGAAAGCGGCGGTTAAAGATGGCAAAGCTCACTCTATGGGAATGTGGACGGTGAAACCCGCCGAAGGCACCGAACAACTGCTTCAACTCGACAAGGAGAAACCATGAGAAAGCGTAAGATTGTCGAAGCGATCGAAGGACGTGGATTCATGTGCGGGCCACGGGTATACGAATATGAGGGCATAGTGTTCGAGATTCCATCTATCTGGTGTCCTTGCCAGTTAAAAAAGAACGGAGATCCTAAACAACGTGTTGGGAAGGCGTTCTATGATTTCTATAAACGATTCGACGCGCTGCCGGACGACGAAAAGGAAAAGTACAGGATCGGCGGAGGACGTACGCGGTTTTAATCAACTGAAAATATTTTTAGATTTTCCTTGCATATCCCATTGATATGGTATATCATCTTTGCCAGGAGGATACAATGACAGGAATAGAAGTGATCGACAGAAAACCAAACGAAGCGGAAGCGTCGGCCCTTGCGCTCAAGGCCAAGGTTGACACGCTTGACGTGGTTGACCAGGCAAGCTACGACGAGGCGAACGCGATCAACGCCGAAGCGTACCGACTGCGAAAGGCATTCCACGAGTGGTTTGATCCTATCGACGATGCAAGCAAGAAGCAACGGCAGGCGACAATCGCGCAAGGGAAAAAGATCGACGAGCCATTCGACTACGTTATCAAAGTCACTGGTACAAAGTCGGCAAAGTGGATACGGGAAGAGGAAGACCGCAAGGCCGAGGAGAAGCGCAAGGCCGAGGAGATCGCGAGGAAAGCTGCCGAGGACGCGCAGTTGAAGGTCGCCGAGGAATTGCAAGCCGTAGGACTCACGAACGCCGCCGAGGCGATAATCGAGGCCCCGGTGGTGATTCCGAAGATCGATGTCGCTGGCCCCGCGAAAGCCGAAGGAACATATTACGTGGACAGGTATTCCGCCGAGGTCGTGGATCTTATGACCATCGTCAAAGCGGTAGCCGAAGGTAAGGCGCCACTGTCGGCGGTATGCGCGAACGAGGCATGGCTCAACCAATGGGCACGGCTCACTAAAGGCGCGGAATCGTTGCCAGGTGTCCGCGTAGTAAAGACGACGACGCAGGGGAGGCGGTCGTGACCTTCGATCCCACGCTACACGAATACCGCGACGGCGACAAGGTAGTCCGATCCGTCACGCAGATTTTACACGACGCGGGATTGATCGATGACCGATGGTTCACTTCCGAGTCGCGTGAGCGCGGATCGGCTGTCCATGACTTATGCCAACGGTACGCGAGAGGTGAGCGGGTAGATGCGATAGGTCGCCCGCTCGCGGCCCTCGAATATGTCAACGCTCTTGCGCGATGGTTCGAGGATCGTCGCGTCTATGCAATCGAAACCGAGATGGTGATCGACGTGATAATCGACGGGCTACGATATGCCGGGACGTTTGACCTTCTCGCAGAGATCGGCAGGAAGCGTGTCCTCGTGGACTACAAAACAGGCGCGGGAATGAAATGGCATTCGGCGCAAATCGCGGCCTATGCGCTCGCGTTGAACCCCGATAGGTGCATCATGCTCAATTTGCGAAAAGATGGGGCATACCGAGAGAACGTGATCCAAGGTCGCGAGCTACTCGCGGGACTCGATCAATTCAGGGAGGCGCTCCGTGACAGTCAAGCAGTCACTATTTAAATTCATGGACGACCAACATGAACGGGATATATCGGGTTGGCAACTATTCCAAGAGATGAACAGGAGAACCGGATATAATACCTATCCGAGTACGCTCTTGAAATACTTACGTGAGTATGCGGATATCTCTGGAGCTGGACTTGATTGTATCGACCACGAGAATAGCAAGTACCACTACGTCCCCGGATTCAAAATCGGCGACGCGATAATCGAAGGGATGGAATAATGGGCACGATGTTAATCAGTACCATAGCCATGGCGGTTCTTATTATCGTTCTCGTGTGGATATCGATATTGATATTCAGAGGCGACGAACGAGAGGCGCAAGGATTCCCGAGATCGAGGAGGAAGAGAAGATGAAAGAATTGAAGTTTCGCGTATGGGACAAGAAAACAATGAAGTATCTACTTCCTTGGCCTAATTCTGGATTCAGTATTTTCGGCGAGGTCACTTGTTTTGACCTCATTGGGCAACAGTTCGAGGAAAGCGAAGATAGATTATTGCGGTATAACGATTTGATTATAGAACAATTCACTGGCATGAAAGACTATAATGGAGTTGACATATACGAAGGGGATATGATTCATCTCTATGACGAAGATGTAGATAAATATGTTGTCAAAGAAGTCTATTATGATCCTCAATGGTTATCATTCATGCTAAGATATACGAGAGAAGAGTTCCGAAGCTTTACGAGAAAACGATATCATATCGTCGGTAATATTCATGAATGGAAGGAAGAATGATGAATACCGACATACTTATTTTCGTCGGCTTTATTATCGGCATGGTCGTAGCTTATGTCATCGACTATACGGCGGACATTTTCTTCAAGTGGATGGAGAGGAGGAACCGCAATGGCTGAATGGTTAGTCGTCGGATGGTTGTTATCGGTCGGACTTGTCCCGCTACAGGATAAGGCAATCGAGGGAGAGCGGTTACAACTCGCGATCATGACCACCTATGCCGAGGTAGGAATATCGTTCGAGTTCTTTGACTTCCTTGAGATCGAGGCCGAGATAGAGAATTACCAGGCATATTGTGGAGGAGTCTATTTCATGCCATATCTCGTCAATTATGTTTTCGAGGCTACGGCTAACATCGGAGAAAATGTCGCGGTATATTTTTACCACAACTGTACACACCCGATAATATCTAATCTTCTGCTGATACCAGAATATCCATACATGGAGAACGAGACGCGAATAGGTATCACGTTCTCAGGAAGTACGGGAAGATGACGAGAGACGAATTCATCATGCGATGTTCGGTGCGGTTCGGCGTATCTGCGAAAGGCAAATCTGCGATGAAGTCATGGTTCGACGACCACGAAACTGATATTGACGCATTATACTCAGAAATCGATAGAATCGTCGGCAATGGTGAGTTTACGTTCGATATGCTCGATCAAGCATATGAGGACGCCGAGGAGAGAATCGCAATAAAGACTGACGGAGAAAGGCGGAAGACGAAGTGAGAAAATATATCGCGGTATTCCTGGTTATTGCTTGCTACGGATGGAGCCAGAACGTACCGACTACAGAGATCCCAGAGAAATACTATGGCGAACTCGTCACGGTATGTACCGAATATGACGTACCTATCCAATACATGGCGCGTCTTATCGCATGGGAAAGCCGATGGAACGAAACGGAGATCGTTACCAATACGAATGGAACGCGAGACGTGGGATTGTGCGGTATCAACTCTTCCTCGGTCGCTGATTTCGCACGATGGTACAATGACGGGGAGCCGTTCGACTCTCTATCATGGCGCGACAATATGCGGATCGGCGCGGCTCACTTGCGATCAATGCACGATAAGACAGGATCATGGGTATGGGCAGTAATGGCATATAACATGGGATTCTCAGGATGGAAGAGTTGGTACAACGGAGAGAGAAAATTGTCAGAGTCTACGAAAAAGCTCGTTGAAGCGGTATTCGGTTGATCTTTCGCCCCGTCAGGCGTTGCCATCGGCGAGGGCTTGAGATATGCCGACAAATCTACCGGTCACATAGACGAGTCGGAACGTCCCGCAAGGGAGCCGGAAAAACGTCACCGGCAATCATTTTTTTCTTGCATTATTTACATGGATATGATATAGTAATCGGTAATGGGGGAAACGATGGGGAATACAGAATACGCTGATTTTCTCGCACGGAAAAAGATCGTCGATATACCGACAGGTATCTCGGCAATACCAGAACTGAATCCAATGCTATTTGACTTTCAGCGCGATATAGTGCATTGGTCTTTGAGACGAGGAAGAGCCGCGATCTTTGCCGACTGCGGACTCGGGAAAACGGCGATGCAACTCGAATGGGCGAAACATATACCAGGCCGAGTGCTGATCGTCGCACCTCTCGCGGTATCTGCTCAAACAATCCGCGAGTCAGAAAAGTTTCACGAGGATGCGGTAGAGTATTCCGATGACGGGACACCTCGCGGACGCGTCACCATAACGAATTACGAGCGTATAGATAAGTTCAATCCATCCGAATATACCGGAATCGTTCTCGATGAATCGTCGATATTAAAAAGCTATACCGGGAAATACAGAACCGATCTTATCGAGAGATTCGGTAAAATCCAATTTAGACTCGCCTGTACCGCCACACCTGCGCCGAATGATTTTATGGAACTCGGGAACCATTCGGAATTCCTCGGTGCAATGACGAGAACGGAAATGCTATCCATGTTTTTCGTACATGACGGCGGAGAGACTCAAACATGGAGATTGAAAGGTCATGCTCAGTCAGAGTTCTGGGAATGGGTATGCTCGTGGGCGGTAATGGTTCGCAAGCCGTCTGACCTTGGATATGAGGACGGAGATTTCATACTCCCAGAATTGCGAATGAATCAGATCACCGTGCATAGCGAAGAGCCAACAGAAGGAATGCTTTTCGCGGTTGAGGCGTTGACACTGCGAGAACGGCAATCCGCGAGGCGTTCGACTATCGCGGCTCGCGCAAGAGCTTGCGCTGATCTTGCGAATAAGTGTGATGGACCCGTCATGGTATGGTGCGATCTGAACGACGAAAGCGCAATGTTGACGAGTTTAATCAACGAAGCCGTCGAGGTGAATGGTAGCGATACCGAAAAACATAAAGAGGAATCGATGCTTAGGTTTTCCCGAGGTGAGATAAAATGCCTCGTGAGTAAACCAAAGATATGCGGATTCGGAATGAATTTCCAAATATGTCATAATGTTTTTTTTGTAGGGCTATCCGATTCCTACGAATCATTCTACCAGGCGATTCGTAGATGCTGGAGGTTCGGCCAAAAGTATCCTGTCGATTGCTACGTGATAACATCGGATATCGAAGGAGCTGTAGTGAAGAACATCAAGAGAAAAGAGGAGGACGCGAGAAAGATGGCTGAGATGATGGTTGAGAACATGAAAGAAATCAACTCCGATAACATCCGAGGGATCGAGAGAACGAAAAGCGAATACGTGACCGGAGAGGATGCCGGGAAGTCGTGGAAGATGATGCTCGGCGATTGCGTGGAACGAGTAAAGGAAATAGCCGATGAGTCAATCGGATTTTCAATCTTCTCCCCTCCGTTCGCGTCACTCTATACCTACTCGGCATCTGACAGAGACATGGGGAACTCAAAGGATGAGGCGGAATTCGCCGAGCATTTCCAGTATCTCATCAATGAATTGTATCGCGTGATCAAGCCTGGGAGATTGGTATCGTTTCATTGCATGAACTTGCCTACAAGTAAGACTCATCATGGATACATCGGAATCCGTGACTTTCGCGGAGAGTTGATACGAATGTTTGAAACAGAAGGATTCATTTACCATTCCGAGGTATGCATATGGAAAGATCCCGTGACAGCTATGCAAAGAACGAAGGCGATCGGACTACTTCACAAGCAACTCGTCAAGGATTCTTGTATGAGCCGTCAAGGTGTTCCTGATTACCTCGTGACAATGCGGAAACCTGGGGAGAACTCCAATCCCGTGGCGGGAGAACTTGACCACTTCGAGGGCGATCAATCGACGTTTCAATCGAACGGACGGCTATCGATCGATATATGGCAACGGTATGCCAGTCCTGTATGGATGGACATAAACCCGAGCGATACGCTACAAGCGCGAGCGGCACGAGACGAGAAGGACGAGCGGCATATATGTCCGCTACAGTTGCAGGTCATCCACCGTGCGCTCCAGCTCTGGACTAATCCAGGTGATCTTGTACTGTCGCCATTCGCTGGCATCGGTTCGGAAGGCTATGAGTCGGTGAAACTCGGGCGCAAGTTTATCGGTATCGAATTGAAACCAAGCTATTACAATCAAGCTGTGAAAAATCTCAAGGAAGTGGAAAAAGAGATATCAAGAGGAATGCTCGATTTTACAGGCGATAACGAATAGAGGAGGATCGGTATGGCAAGAAACATGGTCGTGAGGTGCATGGGAATCGAGAAGTATCGCGGGCAATGCGAAATGTGCCGTAGGCTACCGGATTCGGTAGATGACGAGAACAAGGCGAATACATGGTATGAACCGAGCGGACGGAATGGCGTGTGTGGGGAGTACATCGAGAGGAAACAAGAGCCGGGAAAATAATCTCGCTTTTTAGTTGACATATCATGTCAATAGGTGTACACTTCTACCCATGGAGGTAAGATGATGTTTGTGAACGTGACGGTGCAAGAGATCGATTTTTACGTCGAGGGGAATTACTACCCGGCTAACAAATCTCACTCTTTCGAGGACGAGGACGAAGCTGGGTACTTCGAGGCGACGAATATCTACTTCGACAACACGAAGGACTCGAAGGACATTTCGTCGGTACTCAAGAACGAGATCGTCGAGGAGATAGAGCGGGAAGCGTACTTGGCTTGCATGAGGTAGTGACCGTGGCCCGGTGTATACCGGGCCGATTCTTTCTCCAGGGAGAAGTGTCGATGATGTCAGTAAAATCCGATCCGATTACTAAGACCGTAAAGCACGACACCTACGAGGTGTTGACCGACGCCGTTGTTGAGATGCGCCAGGAATGCCTATACCGCAACGGTTCGGCGAAGCTCTGGGAACTCTCGGGAAGCATCGAGAAGATGCTCAATTACTGGCTGTCAAAAGGGGAAACGACGGCCACGTTCGAGGAGGTGATAGAGGTCAGAGAATAAATACCCGTATACGCTTGAGGAAGTAGCGTCACTACACGATAACGAGAAAGGAGTATAAATCCATGCGGATAGTGTTAGAGATCGAACCTGGGCAATCCTCGATGCTTTCAGAACTTGCCGGCGGAGATCGATTTATCAAGTATTTTTGTTACCAGGCGATCCAAGAGAAGGTGACGAGAATGACCGCGAATCGCGACCGAGGGAAATCTGGAATGTCGGAGAAAGAAGTCGTTGACTTGATCAGAACGACCATCGGGAACATGAAGGAGGAAGGATTACTTTAGTATCCACGCGACGCCGATTCCTACCGCGAGGATGGATGAGATCACGGTTCCCGTGACCCACCATCCTCGTTCTATTTCAAGGGCCAGTACTTGCGCTCGATGCGCCTGATCCTGATCCCTGAGCTTCGTTTCCAAGTCCATCGATAAGCGTTTCAAGGTTTCCGATTGCGTCATCGATTGCGTCAATGAGGATTGCAATGCGCTTGCTTCGGTCAGAGCTTTGTCCAGCAAGAGCGATAGCGTCTCCGAGTCCTCCGATAAGCCCTTCAGCTCTTCCTTGAGCTTCGCCCAGGAGTCCTTCAAGTCGTCCAATGGCGTCACGCTGTTCGGCGATGATCCCGTCTCGTTCTGCGACGAGCCTGTCATACTCGGATCGATCAACTCCGACGTATGCCCCGAGTAGGTAACTACAAACAACAAGGCCAGCGCAAGCAATAACAATGATAATGCCTTTAACCAGTTCTCTTTTTTCATCTGTCATTTCCTTCCCTCGGTTTCTTGAAATTGTTTACTACCATGGAAGCGTCAATCGGCGCGAATATACCGGCGATGGTAAGGCCAACTGTAATGAGATCACCGACAGGTCGAGCCGATCCAGTGAGTAGCATGACGAAGAACCCTGCGAATAGAAACACCATGGCAATGATCTTCGAGAATAACGAAAGTTGTTTCCCTTTCAATTCCTTCATGCCGTCACCTCGTATATTCGTAGGCTCTGTGGCCACCCTTCGCGCACCGTGACAGACCCTCCACGAATCGGATCGTACTCCACGGGACGCGAAGTGCCGACCACGAAGTGAATATACTTGGTCCTTGGATTGTACCAAGGCGCGATGACGAATTGATTCGGCGATATAGGTGTCTCGACAGGAAAGTGTTTATCGAGATAGCGCAAGGGAAGGTCGAGGAGACGGCATAGTCCGTTCGGGTCGAGGATGATACTTTCTCCCGCGTCGTCTACGTCGCCGTCGTTGTTCAGGTCGCCGGATATTATTTTTAGCTTCACGGCCTTTCCCCATATCTTGATGAGACTATCTACCGTATAGCGGTTACCGATTTTATTACCGTAATATGCGAGACTCATAAAATAACAGCCGTACTTGTTCACAGGCGAATCCCACGGAAAATCGGTCTGGTATAGCAGGCTCATTAGTTCACCTCACGAATGCCGATATGACATTGACGGCTCCGGTCAATAGCGCAAGCACCGACACGATAATCGGCGCGGCCTTCCACCTGGTATCCTTGCGTTCCTTCATCTCGTCGCGGATTCCTTTGACCATAGTTTCTACCCTCTGTATCGCGGTTTCGAGTGTCTGCTTTTCAAGGTCGTCACGGTGACACCGTTCCTCTACGATATCCATTCTTTTCGCTACCTCGGCGATATCGCGGACGAGTGTATCGTACTTTTCTTCAAGTCGGACAACCTTCTCGGACAATATTTTTTCATCCACGGTCCACCTTATCCTTTAGGCCATGGAGGATATCCAGAGCCTCGCGAGCAATATCCGTAGCCTCACCGAGTAAGCGTGAATACTTTTCCTCGACCTTCGTTTCAATTTCATTGAGTCTGTCTATCTCGTCCGAGAACAAAACGCGGAGGATGAGACAATATGCGGTGATGAATACCGTCCATTCTATTGCGATGATGACTCCGTGTTCATTGCCGAATAGCGGGCCGAATATGAGTATTAGCATATTCACCGCTGCGAGAATTCCTACCTTCGGCCATGCGTAGGTCGAATAGAACCCCGCGGCGAAAAGAAGCGAGGCGGAAAGCGATATGAGAATAATCATAAATGCCGACGAGTTGTAATCTGACCATGCCGATACAATCGCGATAGAATAAATCAACACGGCCTGGATATATAAGGCGACGATCCTATTCGTGTAAGCGGAGATCATGAAGGCGACGACATAGAAAGCAAATATCGGCGTTTTCCAACTCGCGATAGTTCCATGAGAAAGAAGTACGAACGTATGGATCAATAGGATCGTCGCCGTGAGAATTGCGAAGATATATCCTAAGAGTTTCGTTGGCTTCGTTTTCATTCATTCATCCCAGAACGAATCCTCGACAACATCCTGAACGGTGAGATACTCGGCAACCTCGGGATACGATTCTTCCTCGTCGATTAGGTATCTCATTTCCTGTTCGAGTCTCGCATCATAGTCGTGGATATCATGCGCGTCTTTGTAGTGAGTGAGCATTGCGACGAGACAGAGACGGCGGAGATATGCGTAGAGTCCCCATCGCCGGTCGCTCACTTTTGATTCAAAGGCGAATGCCTGATCGAGCCGGTTGTCGGGATTCTTGAGATCTTCGGCGCTCATGCCGAACACGGAAGCTTTATTCATCTTCTCATCATTGAAAATGGCCCGCATGATCCACGACCATCGTTGAGGATTCTTGAGTTCGAGAAGTAATGGGATCGCGTCGAAGAATCGGTACAGTTTTACTGTCATGTCGTTTTCTCCTCTTTGGTATTTTTGCATGGCTTATCGCCGTTGTCAATGATGCCTGCCGCGATCAGGCACCGCTCCTGCGCCGGCGTCATGTCGTATTCCATCGCCTCGGCCTCGGTAAATAACACTGGAACCTTGATATCGATATCCGAATCAAGCATCTCTACTATCTCTGCTACCACCTCGCCATATTGTAACACCCCACGCAGTTTGAGAAAAACACTCACACAAAATGATAATTTACGTGTTTTTACGTGCCATTCTTTGTGTTTTCGTGCTTTTTGTTTTGACGAGACCGGCATCACGAATAGCCCTTTCTTGAGCAGCTGACATCTCGAACTCAGCCATTTCTGCTTCTCCAAATAGAGCCTCAACCTTTATATCTGCATTGCCTTCCAGGAAGGTAGAGAATGCAAGAATTACTTCTCTTGAGATAGGATCATTCGGTGCAAGCTTATCTCCCTTTATCTCGTATTCTTTAACAAGCCGGGCTAATTCTGTTCGAATGAGAATAACTTCTTTATGTAAACCATCGACGAGATGAGCGATCGAGGCCCGGATTGGTCCGCGAACCTTGAGGTTGTCGAGATAGTCAATAGCACCTGTTTTCAGTAGTCGATCAACAAGAGAGAGTTTCATATAGCCTCCTAAACATAACGAACCGCGGTGAACTTCATCTCATACCCACTTCTTGCTGCTTTGCACTTGATGACAGTTCCGCTTTTTCCGATGTAACCTGCATCACCGCACTTATGAATTATATTGAGAG